TATTGTACCAAGTTAGGTTCTGATAGAGGGTATGTAAAAACATTAGGGGGTAGGAAAGCTAGGTTCGATTTATGGGAACCTAATGGTAGTTTTAATGAAGTATCACCATTACCTAGAGAAAAGGCTGAAGAAAAATATGGTAATGAATTAAAACGTGCATATACATATAAAGCATTAAATAGATTAATTCAAGGTTCAGCAGCAGATATGACTAAGTTAGCAATGTTAGAAGTACGTAAACAAGGAATAATACCATTATTACAAGTGCACGATGAACTAGATTTTTCTCTAGCAACCGAAGAACAAAAAGATAAAGTTAAAGAAGCTATGATTAATTGTGTTAATTTAACGGTGCCTATGGAAATAGATATGGAAGTAGGAGCAAGTTGGGGAGAGATAAAGTGAATTGTTGGAACTGTAATACACAACTTATATGGGGTGGGGATCACGATATAGAGGAAGATGAAGATTACGTGATGGAAACAAATTTAAGTTGCCCAAACTGTGGTGCGTTTGTTTTAGTTTATACACCAAAACCAAGGGAGAAAAATGAGCAAAGGATCAAAACGTAGACCAGAAGACCGTAAAAAGATAGAGTCTAACTGGGATCAAATATTTAATAAGGAGAAACCTAATGCAAGGAATAGAAGAAAACCTAAGAATAACTAAAGCTAACCAATATAAAGATATGTATGAACTTCATAAACAAGGAAAAACTTATGAAGAAATAGGCAAAGAATACAATATAACTAAACAAAGAGTGCATCAAATAATTAGTTGTTGTAGGATTAGTGGTGGTGATTATTATGCAGGCAGAAAATTAGCACGTGAATATAAAACAGAAATCCAAGCTAAACAAGACGCTAAAGTTTTATTTAAACAATGGCTACAAGAAAAAGGTGTAAAGATAGCATTAAATAATAAAGACTTTACAACTTATGCCTAAAGAAACAACCTTATACCAATCACTTAGAAAACATATACCGCAAGTACATTGGCAAAGAGTCGAGTCACCGATGACTCAAGGTACACCAGATGTGAATGGATGTATCCAATCAAAAGAGTTTTGGCTAGAACTAAAAATAGCTAGAGCTAATAAAATAAATTTTTCTAACTTTCAATGTAATTGGTCTTTTAAACGTATGGCATCAGGTGGTAAAGTTTTTTCATTAATCCAACATGATAAAAATAAATGGATACGTTTATATGATGGTAATCAATTTAGATCTTTATTAGAAGGGGGTTTATCTTCTACCCCATGTTTGTATGAAATGCAGCCTCAATATACTGAAGAAGATTGGAATATGTTACTTAAAAATATTCTTATATAAATAACTCATAAATCGCTTTACTATCCTTTTACTGTTATATAAAGTATTAAAAGTTAGCTAATAATGGCTGACATGTCATAAAATAGAAAGGAGAATATTATGGCACATTTAGTAGAAACGATGGCTTACGCAGGGGAAGTGCCTTGGCACGGACTCGGTGTTAAAGTCGACGACAACCTGTCGCCTCATGATATGATGAAAGCTGCAGGCTTAGACTGGACAGTCTCTAAACGTCCAGGATACACTTTATCAGAACCTGACTGGTCAGATGATGTTGAAGTTATCCAAACCCCTAGTACGTACTTTGTTGTTAGAGATTCTGATAACGAAGTATTATCCCATTGCGGTAATAGTTATGTACCTGTACAGAACGAGAAAATCTTCGAGTTTTTCGAAAGGTTTACTAAAGCAGGTAATATGACTATGGAGACTGCAGGGTCACTTAGGAATGGTTCGGAGATATGGGGCTTAGCGAAAGTTAAGTACGACTTTGAACTTCCTGGAGGTGACGAAATTAAAGGGTATTTATTAATAAATCAACCGCACAAAGTTGGTAAATCTTTATCTATAAGATGTACACCAATACGTGTAGTTTGTAATAATACTCTTACACTTGCCCTGTCACAGGGTGGTAATGCATTTAGAATGCCTCACGTTAAAGATTTTAATCTTGACGTTATGCAAGAGGCTGAAGAAGCATTAGGACTTACTGTGGCTACCTTGAAAAACTTTAAAGAACAAGCTGAGTTCTTAGCTAAGAAGAAGGCAGATAAATCTTTATTACAAGAATTTGTAACTAGAGTTTATCAACCTACTGTCTATGATGAACTATTAGCGTTCCGCAAAGCTAAAGCTGAAGGTAAAGCTATTGGTGAAGAACCGTTAATTGTAGACCAATTAGGTAGGTCTGCGAATAGTGTTATCGAAGCAGTTGATCTACAGCCTGGAGCAAACATGAAGTCTGCAGCAGGTACATGGTGGGGTGCATTAAATGCAGTCACCTTTGTTGAAGATCATAAAAAGGCTGAGCATGAAACTGGTAATAGTTTACACAGTGCTTGGTTTGGAGCAGGTGCTAATAGAAAAGCAAAAGCCCTGAACCTTGCCTTAGAGTATGCTAATGTCGCGTGACTTAGTAGAGTCTTTTCCCATGAGCACTAGGTTAGCTAGTGTTCTATGGGTTTATTTGTATGATGTCGGTGAGGAGGAGTTAGCTCAACTTCTTTCCGACCTCATGGTAGAAGAAGGTGTAGAACTTGATCCATCGGTGGAGGGTTTTAAACCTGAGCATATGTTAGCTTTTTGGGCACACCATTTAATAAAAGAAGGTGTAATCAAAAAGGTCCAAACACATTAGGAGGATATATGTCGGACGAACTAAACATAGTTATAGATGATGATATTCCAATACCCAGTAGGGCTCGAGTATCTAAATATAACTATCCGTTTGCCAAAATGAGTAAAGGACAATCTTTTTTAATACAAGTAGATGAGTTATCTGTTGATAGAGAAAAAGACCTTACACGTTTAAGGCATCGGTTAAGGAATGCTGTTAATAGTTTTAAAAAGACAAATAATGGTGAATTTAAAGACACTAAGTTTGCAGTTCACCAAGTTTTAGAAGAAATTGGCGAAGGTGCCTATAAAGAAACTGTTCACGGTGTAAGGGTGTGGAGGGTTGAATAACTCTCCACTGTTAAATGGCTTTACTTTCATATTATTGTAAGGCACTATAAAATTGTTTTTGTTAACTTAATTTAGAAAGGAGAATATTATGGCAAAAGCTAAGAAAAAAGTCGACACTAAAGTTGTCGCAAAAGCCCCAAAGGCAAAAGGAAAGGTAGCAATACCTGCACCTGTAAAGAAGACTAGATCTACATCTGAGTCTTTAACGGTTAGGATTAAGCAAGAGCCAGACGCTACTGCTAAACTACCTAACCAAATGTGGTCTATCCTAGAAGCATTAGAAACCTTCAAGGGTAAACAAGCTAACGTTGGTGAGTTGATGGAGTATGCTTTTAAAGAAGGCATTCTAACTACTAACCAAAGCCCATTAAGAATCTTTAGGTTTTATAAGAAAAGATTCTTAGATGAAGGTATCTTAGAAGTTGTTAGCTAAGACTTCATTTTACAAACCTCTTGGTGGTGAAGTATCATGGATGTGATATTTCGTTCACCAAGAGGCATGATGAAGGACGACAAAGTTATACTAGATTACGACCTGTCTGAAGTTGATGATTGGGAGAACTTATTCACTTACGAAGGTACTCCAGAGTTTAATGAAGAGGGTTATGAAATATCAGATCTAGATCCTATAACGCAACAAATAATTATTCATAGTGGTTGGTTTCATTTACCAGTATTAGATGAACTTGGTATCCAGGAATGGTTATTACGACAACACGTTTTAAACAAATTAGGTTGTTATCCAAACCCAGTCACAGCAGAACAATTATTTAGACATGCAGGTTTAAAAACCAGTGCAGATTTTCTTTCAACTCGAGGATGGTTTACTGACGTATTATATGAAATGGTTATAAACCAAGTAGACAATTATTCATATAAAGAATATTACGATTACAATCGCAAACTTGAGTCGGAAGCAAGAAGAAAGCATTTAAGAATCGTTAAGTAGTAAATCGCTTTACTTTGCTTACTTTGTTTTATATGCTTTATATAGTTATTAATTTTTTAGAAAGGAGAATTAAATGGTTACATTCCCAGATGATTACGACCCTAGTGCATTTGATGCACACGGTCAAGACGAGGATACTCGTCACCCAAAGCTATCTGATTATAAGATAGAAAAACGTGGACCTACGATTGCTGTTAAACTTAGAGGTGAATATATTATGCCTTCGAGTGCAGAAAATATTGAACTTGTTACCAAGTTAGTACAAGCACTTACTAAGGTAAAGACAGTTTATATCGACGGTAAAATGTATAAAAAGATCGATAACGATCCTGTAATAGACCCAGAGGTTTATATAAGCGTCGATAAGGTCTTCCTTAACGATAAGGTAGAGGTAACTAAAAATACCCCTATACAAGACGCTATCGAAGCTATAGTGCTACAAGATGAGGGTTGACAATATTGTTGTTTTAGGTATGATTATAAAAGACAATAATCTATTATCCTCCTCAAATAGAAGTCGAAAGCCTCATCTAAGTATGGGGCTTTTTTATGCTAGGTTATTGAAATGATAATCGACGGTATTAGATATTGTAATGTTTGTTATAAAGAATTACCCACAGGTTTAGGACATAAACGTCGAATTGTTTATTGTAGTGATAAATGCAAAAATGATGCTGTTAAACGACCTAAATCTGAAAAAGCTGTTCCAGAATATGAAGATAGGATAAACGAGTACGCATGTTCTTACGACGAGTATAGTGTAGATCCAGAAATATTGAGGATGGCTGAAGAAAACGAAGCTAAATATATACAACAAATACGTGTATACGCAGCATCAAGTAGAGCTTTACAAAGACTACATGAAGGTAGGGCGATAGCACAGTTTAAGAAGCCTATGAAAAATACGATAAATCGCTTTAGGTAAATCGCTTTACTTTCGGTTAAGTGGTATTTACTATTTATATAGTAATTATTTAGGAGAAAAAAATTATGAAAAGACTTTGTAAATTATGTGACGAGCCTGTCGATAGAGGTCGGTGGGCATTAGGTAGAAATACTTGTTTAGAGTGTGGTGAAATACTAGCTCAAGAAGTTGCTACCCAACGACGTAAACAGATTGCTCCAGTGTATAATAAAGGAGCTTACCAATATATTACTGAAAACGATTTAGAGACTATTGGTAGATAAGTTTTGTGTGCGAGGGGTGAAGGTGAAATTAGCTGTTACTGAGCCTTCCATTTGGTGCTAACGAGATTCACGAGGTTAGTTAAATGAGACTTGTTAAATACTCAAGCCAAATGATACTCCAACAGCCCACACAAATAGGATATGAGTATTGAGCTCTGTAAATCCTGACTGCATTCCCTTCAAGAATAATGTAGATGTCGGTCTGAGATGAAACTAGAATAAGTGCTAGGAACCAAGACTAGATCATATCCAACCGTGAGGTGTCTCCCTATATTGGCACCTCACAACTTGCATGACTCTCTGTAAGTAAAAATAGGAGGTTGTATGGGTTGCTAGTCCTTTACGTTAAACAAAACTAGCAAGTGGTACTCTCAAAGGTTATAAGGGAGAGCTAAGTTAGTCAATTAAAACAATTGCATACCGAGATTGATAAGCCACACTTTTTTTAGGAGAAAATTATTATGGCATATCCAGATC